AACCAATATAGCAACGGAAATAGCAGCTTTAATTGAGTGAGGATTTTTATGATAGTACGGGCTTTAGATAATAATGGGGATTGGACATTCGGACAAGGATTGAACAACTACTACAAAAATTTAGATGCAGTAAAACAAAATATCAAAACAAGAATTTTGTCATTTTTAGGAAATTGCTTTTTTGATGTGGTTGCTGGGATTGACTGGTTTAATTTGCTCGGCTCAAAAAATGAGCGTGCATTGAGTCTCTCTATCAGTTCTGTTATCCTAAATACGACGAATGTCACAGGTATTTTGCAATTGAGTTTAAATGTAAATCCTAACAATCGCGAATTTAGTGTGTCATATCAAGCTCAAACTGCCTATTCTTTGATAAGCGATATTTTTCAATATAACTTGATTAATTCAGCGGGTACTGGAGATTAAAATGCCAAATAGTTTAACTGCCACTGGTATAACCACGGCAACTCAAGCTGAATTAATTGCAGCCATCACGGCAAATTTGCAGGCCATATTCGGATCAGATATTGATTTAAGCTCAAATACTCCAGACGGACAATGGATAAACATCAATATCCAAGCTCAATTAGATGTGCAAGAACTCATAAAACAAGTTTATAATTCGTTTGATCCTGACAATGCTGTTGGAACACAACTAGATCAAAGATGCGCAATCAACGGAGTTGTAAGACAAGCTGGAACATATTCTACGACAAATATCACATTGGTTTTGACACAAGCTGTCAATTTGTATGGCTTAGACCAAAGCGCACAGTCAATCTATACAGTTGCTGATAGTGCAGGAAATCAGTGGCTTTTAGAAACAACACAACTCAGTGTTGGTCCTGGAACTGTTAGCTATGCTTTTAGAGCCGCTACACCAGGCGCAAATGTGACAACGATAAATACGATCAAAATTCCAGTCACAGTCGTGCTTGGCGTGAGTTCCGTTAATAACCCTTCGGCGCAAACATCAACTGGATTAAATGAAGAAACTGATGCGTCTTTGCGAGCCAGAAGACAAATATCTGTTTCGATTTCTTCACAAGGCTATCTGCAAGGGTTATTAGCTGCACTTGAGAATATCAACGGAATTACATCTGCATTTGTTTACGAAAATACCGGAAATACGACAGACGGAAATGGGGTTCCAGGCCATTCAATTTGGGTGATTGTAGATGGAATTCCAACAAATAATCCTGAAGATACATGGTCCGAAACAACGATTTATCAATATGGAGATATTGTCACATTTGAAGGATTTAACTACATTTCATGGAAAAATAATAACGTTGGAAATGATGTAACAAATCCAGTTTACTGGGGAATATATAATCCAGTTGCTGAGACAATTTATAACAAAAGAAATGCTGGATGTGGCATGTTTGGCGATACGAGTTATGCAATAACTCAAATAGATGGAAGTTCTTTTGTAGTTTTATATGATACAGTAGAAGAACAAAATTTGTTTATTGCGTTTACAGCTTCGTCAATTGATGGTGTAAATCAACCAGATATTGCAGGCATCATCACCTATCTCGTGCAAAATTATAATTTTACGGTCAATGGCGAAATAAACATCAATCAAATGGCTACTCTTGTTCAACAAGCTGATTCTAATTGTTTGGTCACAAATGCGGGTCTGAGCTTAGCTTTGACTCAAGTTGCGACCTTATCTGGGATTGCAGCGAGCGGCACATTTAAATTTTCCTACAATGGAAATGCGACTGCAGATATCAACTGGAATGACAACGCTGCAACGATTCAATCGGCCTTGCGCGCAGTATCGGGCCTAAGTGCAGCCACAGTCACCGGATCTATCGCAAGTCAGACTCTAACCATCGCGCTAAATGTCGAGTCAGCCCTTGGACTTTTGACAGTCACGAACAATTCTCTGATGACAAGTGCGCCGGCTGCAATCACATTTGCATTCAATGAAGGGTATTCCAATACGCTTTCTCCTTCGACCAAAAAAGACAAATTTCAGCTCTCCTCTTCGCAAATTATCATCACTCCCATGATTCTATCTCCGACGACAGTCACTGTGGCACAAGCTGGCACCCAGCAATTTACTGGATTAGGAGGATATGGAACGTTGACATACAGCCTTCAAACTAACGTTTCTGGAGGTATGATGAGTGGTAGTGGTCTTTATACAGCAGGGAACACTCCTGGGACTGATATCGCAAAAGTCGTAGATGCTTTTGGCAATAGCGCCACTGCCACGATTACGGTGCCAGCATGACAATCATTTTGTCCATAAAATTGACAATAGGAATCGGAGACGCATTGACGTTTACGACAGTGCCGGAAAATTATTTTCGGAGCACAGGACAAAAAGTGATCGATGATACCAAACACTGGGTTTTGGATCACAATCCGTATGTGATTCGGGATCCCGATGAAACTCTGCTTAAAAGCTCAAAATTGCTCTATGGCTGGAATCACAATCCTAGGTGGATGCCCAAAGACAGAGCGTGTTTTACCTCCATGGCTGAACAGCATACCGGAAATCTAAGTGTCCATTGTTATGTACGCCATCCAAGGCTTTATCATGAGGAAGGATTTCCTTTTGAAAAAAGGGAAAAGATTCTATTTCAAACACATGGACGTTCGCATGGCGCAATGCCAGATTATATCATCAAGCATGTCCTGAAAAAATACACACATTGTCCTCTCTTCCATATCGGAAAACCAGAAGATCCTGATATTGGCATTCCAAAGATAGAAACGCCCACTATTTGGGATCTTGTTCGGGAAATTTCCCAGGCGCGGATGGTGATTGGATTGGACTCAGGACCTGCATGGATAGCATCATGTTTTCCAGATGTCGTTGTCAAAAAAGTGCGAATGAAGCCTGAGATTGATATTTTGAGAGAATGGGTTCCGCTTGATGCTAAAAATATTCATTCGCTTTGGGATGATTTACAATTGCAACACATCTATAATCCATCTGAGGACGATGTTGGATTTACATCGAGTTATCGGAGAATATGATGGCAGTTACAAGCACATTAGACCTCGTAAATTATTACGCAAATCTTTTGATATTCCAATACAAAAGTAAACCAAACGCATATAACACAGTTTTATCGACAGTAACTCCCCTTGTCATTCCTCAGACATCGGTTCAATCAATCACATTTTCTCCTTCTCCTACGAGCGGAACTTTTGTTTTATCATACGATGGCATAGCTACATCTACGTTAAATTGGAATGATTCTGCTGGCACGATACAAACGGCGTTGAGGTTAATATCAGGTTTAGGCCAGCTCGTTGTCACTGGCTCAATCGCAGATGGACTTACTGTCACTTTTAACGGATTAACCGTTGTCGCACAATTACTTGTTGCTAGTACAAATAATTTATTGGCCAGCTCATCTCCAGTCACCATTTCAATTGTTGAAACAGATTTAACTCTTCCTTTGGCTGTGCAAAATGCATTTGATATCAACACAGCTATTGGAGTTCAACTTGATATTTTGGGGAAATATACAGGCGTTGTCAGAACGATTTCGACTCCAAATAAAACTATAACATTGTCAGATGATGATTTTAGAACACTCATAAAATTTGCTGTGGTTCAAAATAATTCAGGAAGTTCTCTAGGTATTATTGAATCAAATCTTAATCAATTCTTTGAAGGAAAATTCATAGTAACCGATTATAAAACAATGAATATGAGTTATATCTTTGCTCAATCAATCGGTAGTTCTGATCTGTTTACAGCACTTGTACAAGAAAAATTAATTCCAAAGCCTATGGCGGTTGGATTTACTATCATAAATCCGCCAGATATTACACAATTTTTTGGATTTAGTTTATATGAAAATGGTGGCGTCAGTGATGTTGTTAAGCCATTCAACACATACGAAGATTTCAATAATACCTGGGCGTTTCTTCAGTATCAAGATTTTATATTTTAAGGAGCAAATATGGCAGCATTAACACGATATACTCAAGAGCTTTTTGGGACGGATGCTGGCGCAAATGAGATGGCAGAATTCGGTTCATTGGTGACAGATCCGCCAGGAAATTTATATTCTGGTGCCACTATTACTCCGGCAATTGTACAGAATTCGACTGCATTTAAAGGAGGATTATACGCAGCAGTGGGTGGTGCATATAGTCCTACCATTCAAGATATGAATAGCGTTTTGTATGATGCATTTTACCAACTCACATATATATTACAAAATGGAGTACCTGGATGGGACGCTGCAACTACTTATTACACGAATCAATTTTGTAGTTTATCAGGTGTGATATATGTTTCTTTGGTAGATAATAATCTAAATAATAATCCTGCATCTAGCCCTTCCGATTGGGCCACATACACAAATTCAAATGTAGGACCCACAATTCAAAAATTCACCAGTGGAAGTGGGACTTATACGTTGCCTACCTCTCCTCGCAAACCTCTCTATATCCGAGTCAGAATGGCTGGAGGAGGGGGTGGAGGAGGGGGCTCATCGACTGCTGCAAGCGGAAGTGCTGGAAGCACAGGTGGCAATACCACATTTGGAACTACTCTTTTGGTAGCAAATGGCGGCGTAGGAGGAGGACCTGATCAAGATGGAGCGGTGGGGGGGACAGCTTCTCTAGGCTCAGGCCCTATTGGCCTCGCATACCAAGGGGGCAAAGGGGGGGATTCGGCGAATAGCGCTGGAGCAACCTCAACTGCGCACGGGGGCAACGGTGGTAGCAATGCACTGGGTGGTAACGGGACGGCTGGAGGTAGCAACGGAACCGTCTCAAGCGCTGGTAATGACGCTATCGCGGGCACAGGAGGCGGTGGCGGCGGCGGAGGTGCTGGTGCGGCGGGCGTCGTTTATAGCGGCTCCGGAGGGGGTGCTGGTGGATTTATCGATGCGATCATCAATTCTCCTGCATCAAGTTACGCCTATGCGGTTGGAGCAGGCGGAGGAGGAGGGCTCGCTGGTACCGATGGAGCGGCCGGAGGCGCCGGAGGAAGCGGTATTATAGAAGTGACGGAGTATTATCAGTGAGTTTATTCCAAGAATTTCAACAAAATTTTCAACCACTTCTATGCGTTAAAGAATATGCAAAACATCAATTTAACCGCTGGGCTGCTTTTGAATTTATTGCAAAAGAGCTCCTTGAAAAACAAAAAAAACTCAAAATAATTGAGACTGGCACACTGCGCTCAGCAAATGATTGGCTCGGATATGGCCATTCTACTCTTCTATGGGACTGGATTTTGTCCAAAAAAGAAGGTGAATGTTATTCAGTAGATATAGACTATAATGCCATAAAATTTGCAAGAGAGCGCTGTAAACGCGTTGAATTTATCCATTGCGATTCGGTAGGATTTCTCAGAACATGCGATGCTGAAAATTTAGATCTATTGTTTTTAGATAGTTACGACTGGTCGAAAGAATTGCATATAAATAGTTGTTTACATCATATGACTGAACTTGGTAGTGTATGGGAGAGAGTGCCATCAGGGTGCTTAATTGCTGTAGATGATGCGCATTCTTCAACCGAAGGAAAACATGTGCTGGTGCACAATTTCTTCGAAAAAATGTTTAACATGCAACCGCTTGTTAGCTGTCATACCCAAGTTTGGAGGAAACCATGATGAAGAAATTAATTTTTGTGCTCATTTCTTTGTTTATTAGCAATCTTTCTTATGCTTCTAATTGTTTTACGAGAGAAGAAGCTATTTGCAAAGAAGAAGCAAAAGAAGAGTATATAAATTCTGGAAAACAGTATACCTGCGTTTGGTATCCTGATAATGTTTATCCTTTTTATGGCATTTGTGTATTGGTAAAAGTGAATAAGTAAGATGGAATTTTTGAATATTGTACAAGAGGGAGGGATTGGTGATTTAATAATCACAGCTCCTCTTATTCAACATTATTTTAATTTTCCAGAATATCGGATAAATTTATACACACAATTTCCTTCTATTGCGAAGATTTTTCTTCCTTTTGTCAATACATTTCCACCCATCCATAATGTAAGACGCGATAAAAATGACTTCGATTTTATGGTATCTATTACAGATATGGTCTATTTTTCAAAGAAAAGTTTGTACAATATTTCAGAAAATATAAGACAAATGTATGAAAGTTTCGAACAAAAAAAAGAAGAATGGAAAGCTATCTTGGAAAGGCATCCTTTCAGCGCAAATGAGATGGCCCATAAGGCTCTTTCAATTGAACAAAAAAGATGGACACTACCCTTTTATTTTGTGGGTAAAGAATACAAAAAATATGAATTTTATGACGAAATAAAAGATGTAGAATATCCTCAAAAATATATTACCATTCACGATGGTTTTGACGCATCTTGCTATTATAAATTTATGCGCTCTACCAAATCCTGGAGCATCGAATCTTGGGAAAAATTTATTCAATTGTTCAAGCAAAAATATCCCGATATCAACGTAGTTCAGCTTGGCGGAGTAAAACATAATAAGATAAAAGGTGTTGATGTAAATTTTGCTGGGCAGCTTGATTTCAAAACAAGTCTACGATTTTTAAAATCTTCTCTTTTGCATATCGATGGCGATAGTGGTTTGGTCCATGCTAGACATTTACTCAACAAAAAATCTTTGGTTATCTTTGGATCAACCAATGTAAATTATTTCGGATATCCAGAAAATACCAATCTAGCGCCAAAATTCTGCGGTGACTGTTGGTGGAAGAATTCCGATTGGATGCAAAACTGCAAAGAAGGCTATAACTCACCAAAATGTATTGATTCAATTTTACCGCTTGACGTTTTAAACGCGATCGAGCTGTGATACAACTAAATAGCTCCAGAAAAAAATAATATTTATAAAAGAGGTCACCATGCCAAGTGCACCTATCGATCAATCATTGAGCCTCGGGGCCAGTGGTTCGTCTGTTATTGATGTCAGAGGAATGCAAGGATACGCATTTGATCTCAACATGACCTCCTCAGACGCGTCTGGAACGCTCTCAATTTACTGTCAAAATACTCCGCCAACAAGCGATACATTTACGCGTCCTCCCAATTTTGCTTATCCGATTACCTCTGGAAAATTTGCAGGAAATCTCACAGGACAGCAGATCGATTCGGCCTATTTAACAGCGGCTGATTATTGCGTCGTCGCATGGAACCGATCGGGTGGAAGCGGAAGTGTGTCAATCATCGGAACAAAGCGGGCATTTTTTTGACGGAGTAAATCATGTCTACGATAAATAATTACGGTTGGTTGCCTCCGTTTTTAACGCCATTTTACGGAGATGCGGGCGCAGGTGGGCGCGTTGGTTTAGTACCAGCTCCAGCAGCAGGAGATGCAGCCGCTGGAAAATTTTTGGACGCATCAGGTGGATGGTCGATTCCCAGTGGCACTGGCGGTGGGGTCACGACAGTCGGTACGATAGATAGTCAAACACCAAGTGCAAATGGCGCTGTTATCAGCGGTACGACAATCTATTTTCAATCTGCGAGTTCCAGCGCGCCCGGTTTACTGACAGCGCTCTCGCAAACAATTGCTGGACAAAAAACATTTTCATCGTTTGTGACCATTAGCCCTAACACCAACCAGCTCGTTTTAGGCACAACAAACACAACCACTCTTACAATGGCGTCACTGAGTGCATCACGTGTCGTGACTTTTCCAGACGCGAACTCCAACACGATAATTCCGACCACTGCGACAGCAAGCCAATGGGTGACAAATGTCACGAGTGGTGGTGTGCAAACTAAAGCACAACCCGCTTTTAGCGACATTAGTGGAACTCTTAATCTTGCAACACAAGTGACCGGTATATTGCCGGTGGCAAATGGAGGCACCGCTCTAAGCACCACACCAACAAATGGCCAACTTTTGATTGGTAATGGCACAAATTACACTCTCGCAACATTAACTGCTGGCTCGGGTGTCACAATCTCAAATGGATCGGGCAGCATCACAATTTCAGCTGACGGGACTGCTCTAGTGACTACCATAACAGGAACAGCGAATCAGGTGTTAGCGAATGGGAGCACTTCTCCACAATCCGGTGCTGTTACGCTCACATTACCTCAATCCATAGCGACAACATCGGGAGTTCAATTTAATGCACTCGGTTTGGGAACATCTTCTCCAGCCACAACAGGACAAATCCAAACCACAGGGATTTCTAAATTCGGGTCTTCATCGGCATTTACTACGATTGCGTCTCATGAATTCGTCTGGGTATCTGCTGTTGGCTCTTTTATCGATGTTTATCTCAGTGGCTCAATTTCAAATACCTCTGCAGGCGGCGCAAATGCCGCCTTAGAAATTCAATCAAGCTTGACAAAAGGCTCAGGCAGTTGGACGACAGCAGATGGGATTCTTAATAATCCCACATTTAGCATTGGTACAAATCTCACATCTGGATGTGTATTTAGATCCATTGCGACTCTCAGTTCAGGGTCCGGCTTAACAGTTTCATCGTTATTTGGATTTCAAGCTCAAACCCCAAGTGCGGGAGGTTTTACCGGTACACTGACCAACCATTACGGCTTTTATTCCGAAGCTTTGGCTGTCGGCACAAATCGATATGGTGCGCGACTTTTAGCACCAACGGGCGGAACAATTGCCATAACTGCATATGTCGACAATTTGTCCGTAGGCTACAATGTTACCCCTCCAAGTTCTGGAGCAATAATTTCTGGTTCCGTTGCCATTGGCTCCTCTTCTGCAACCGCCAGCGCGATTTTGGCTCTTACATCGACGACCCAAGGGTTTCTCCCATGTGCGATGACAACTAACCAAAAGAACGCCATTGTTTCACCAGCAAGTGGATTAGTTGTATATGACAATACGCTAAATGACCTCCAATTCTATAACGGAAGTGCGTGGGTAGGAGCTTCCCTTTCCGGTGTTACAAGCATCACCGGAACAGCGAATCAGGTTATTGCATCTGCGGCCACCGGTGCAGTTACACTTTCGCTTCCCCAATCCATCGCAACTTCCAGCGCTGTCCAATTTGGTACATTAGCACTCGGATCAGCGATTCTCACGTCAGCTATCATGAGTTTGACATCAACGACGCTGGGATTCCTCCCTCCTCGAATGACAACGACCCAGAAGAACGCCATTTCAAGTACTGCAGCAGGTTTGGTAGTTTACGATTCCACACTTAACGATTTGCAATTCTACAACGGAAGTGCGTGGGTAGGGTCTTCTTTATCCGGAGTCACGTCTGCAGCTGGTACAGCGAACCAGGTTCTGGTGAACGGCACTTCTGGAAGTGCTCAGACTGGTGATATAACGCTCACATTGCCACAATCGATCGCTACAAATTCTACTGTGCAATTTGGCCTTTTTTCCGTAGGAAGTGCAGCAACAGCAAATACAAGAACGACAATTTCTCCGCAATCTACAGACAAATATGGATTTCTTGTTTCTGGTACTTTGTCTGCAAATGACGGCTCAAATACCATTGGGATCTTCAATAATACCACATTAAATCCGACAGCAAATAATATAAATTGCTACGGTGGATATAATGGCCCAATGGTAAATGTTTCGTCAACCAACACAATTCCAGTGGCTTCCGGTTACGATTTTACTTTAGGTGGGAGTGCGGGTTCGGGCGCAATTACATTTGGATTTACTGGGCGTTTTTTCAATCCAACGATCGGTACGACAAAAGTAGCGCTTTATAGTGATAATATTTCAATTGGTTATACAAATACACCACCATCGAATGGATTACTGGTGTCTGGTCAAACTATTTTTAAAGCAACAAGCAGTTTTATCAGTGCGTCTGTAGAGATCCAAGGATCTGATCGAATCAGTTTAGGAATTGCCGGTACTAAAACACCAACGGATGGCAGTGTTCAAACATTGGTTTATATGGGTGCAACTTTTTCGCCTGTATCAAGCACAACTGTTTGTAGTAATATGATTCTTTTTCCCACATTTAGCCCTCCTACTGGCGTAACAATTACAAGTGCGGCAAATCTATATTTGCAAGCTGGTACTCAAGGAGGACTAGGAAGTGTAACGACTGGATATGGAATTTTCGTTGATAATCCTGGATTTGGAACAACAAAAATAGCTGCATGGTTAAACGGCTCAGTCACTATTAATACAGGAACCGTAGATGGAGCATCAAAATTAACAGTTGCTGGTAGCATAAGTGTTCCGTCAACAAGGAGTGATGGTTTTAATTATATAGGTATTAATGAAACTGTGAACGCGGGAATTATGCGTTTAGTATCAGCAAATGTGCTTGATGTAGCAACAAGTGCTTTACAATTAATTCATATCCGCGGTAGTGTCGCATCCAAATCTGCAAATTTACAAGGCGATATTTTAGGTGCCATAGATTTTGGCGGCTACGCCACTGGCAGTGATTATACCTCAACAAGTTCAGTCATCCTAAGCATTGCTTCAGCAAATTGGGATGCGACTCAAAGCCCATCTGATTTAGTATTTCTAACAAATCCTATTGGTTCTTTGAGTATTAATCACGAAGTACTTCGTTTAAGTGCTGATGGAAACGTCGTTTGTGGAGCAAATAACGGAGCTGCTTTAGCAACCACAGCAACAAATGGATTTATTTATATACCATATTGTGCAGGTGCACCAACAGGATCTGCAACTACATATACCGGACGTGATGCTATGGTAGTCGATGATACGAACTTTAAAATATATGTTCGTTTTTCAAATAACACATGGAAAAGTGTAACATTAACTTAATAAATTAAAGGAGTTTTTTATGAGTATAGTTGCTTCTAAAGATGGTGCTGACGTTTATAATGCGGGACAAAACGTTAAATTGACTGTCAATAATGCAGCTGCCGCTCTTCAAAATGTGGTTAGTTCTATTACAGTTATGCAAGGATTGCCCGGATATAACGCGGAAGCATCTGCTTCTGATAAAGCATTATTATCTGGAATATCTTCAACTGCAACTAGTATTATCTCTCAAATTAATGGAATCAATTGGACATACTAAAATAAGTCATGCCAAAAAAAGAAGAGCCTCCCCCTAACTACATAACGCAAAATCCAATCGTAAATACGGTTGGCGCTGTGGTCGGTATTGCAAATAGGGTGCAGGATAAATCTCTTCTTTTTTTGATCCTTATTTTTGCTTTTGGGTGGTATTTTACACCGAAGTTTTTAGATTCCATGAACAACAACACACGTGTTCTTTCTGAAATATCCTTGACATTAAAGGATATCAAGGAAGATATCAAAGAATCACGCAAAGAAAATCTAGAGCAAAATGATATTCTAAAAAAACATACTTTTATTTTAGAACGTATCCAAGAAATTGTGGAAGGTGAAAATTCTTAATTTTGACATATCAATAGTGAGTGTATTACTGTTATTTTTTTATAGGAGGTTTTTATGAGTGAAGAAGTACCCAAGCCGGAAAAAGTAAAATTTAAGCAGTTTGTAAGCGCAGAATTTCATGAAATGCTTGTTTTTTTAACCAAAATAGGCGTTCCGATGAAAAAGAGCTTAGAAGTATCCCGCTTTATGGACTCGTACAAAAAAGAGTGCGAGTTTTACAACGAAGAAATCAAAAAGATCAATGCATCTTTTGATGATGAAAGAGAAGCGGCGAAGGGGAGTGACGAGAAAATGTCGGAGCTGAACAAAAAGTTGCTGGAAAAGTTCAACGAACTTCAAAATTGCGAGTCCGAAATCGGTTCAATTGATTTTGAGCACTACAAAGAT